TGGTTCTATCCAACAAACGTAACTGGTGGACATACTTTATTTTCTTTAGGATCTGAAACCACCTATAGATATATATTTTCTTTATCGGGAACATCGATAACTAGTAATTTTTTTGGTGGCAGCACAACAACTTATACTAGCACTGTGCCTATCAATACTTGGACTCATATTGCCGTGGTGCGTTCAGGATCAACAGTTAAAGTTTATATTAATGGAACAGCCAGCGCTACAACAGATACACAATCTGGTAGAGTAGGTAATGGTCCAATAGATATTGGTGCTACTAATGCCGGCACTGCATTTTTTGCAGGCAACATATCAAATTTTAGATTAGTTGGAACTACTGCAGTTTATACTAGTAACTTTACTCCAAGTACAGTTCCATTAACTGATATTGCTGGAACACAAATATTATTACCACTTAATTCTTTATCTGGTGGTAACTTTGTTGATATAGCAAGTGATGCAATAAACCATAGTCTTTTAACTAATTATAATAGTGTAGGTTTGTCCTTACGGTATCCATTTTCCACTAAAGATAATACTGGAACTTATACATTAACATCAAATTATGGTTCTTCTCTTACTTGGGATAGTGCAAATAGTGGATCGTTTGCTAAATCAAATAACACAGGAACAGATTATATTTACGGTGGTCCAAGTTATGTTACTGCACAAAGTTATTCGGTATTCATGGCATATAAACTATCTGCTGCATCCAGTGGTAGATTATTAAACACTCAAAATGAAGGTGTTAAAGATTGGTTGATGGGTGCATATAATGGTAACCCAAATACTTTCTATCCAAACTATACTGTTAATTTACCATCAACTGGTGCTGATACAGTTTGGCATTTAGATTTTGCTACTTGGGATACTACTACAAGTACTGGTAAGTTATATACCTCAACAAGCACTGCGCCATCAGCAGTAGCATTTACAGCAACCAATGCTGGTGGTGGTGGTTTCAATCAATTAAGATTATTCAGTCGTTCATCTGGTTCTGAAGTTCAATCAGGTAATATTGCATTTGTTAAAGTATATAATGGTGTGTTAGCATTAGCAACTATTCAATCGCTACACGCAACATACAAAGCAAGATTTGGATATTAAACTATGTTTATTTCTGGTGTGAACATCTCAGGTGGTGTAAATTTTAGTTTATCTCCAACTACATCTAATGTAATAACCAATGGTTTAATATTACAGTTAGATGCAACAAATAGTTCTAGTTATTCTGGTTCTGGAACAACTTGGACAGATTTAAGTGGTCAATCAAATAACGGAACATTAGTAAACAGTCCAGTTTATACAGCAAATCCAGGTTATTTTACATTCAATCTAACTAATGATAGATATGTTTCAACTTCTGGAATAATTTCGTCTTTATCTACCGCCACTTTTATTGCTTGGGTAAATTCAAGTCAAACTCAAGCAAACTATACTAATATCTTAATGAGTAGAAATGGTATGGGTTCTGCTACAAATTATGCTACAGGTATGAATATTACACCATATGGAAATAATGCAATAGGTTATCATTGGAACGATAATGGTTCAACATATGGTTGGGATTCTGGTTTGTCTGTGCCTAATAACGCATGGTCAATGATGGCAGTTACAGTTTCATCCACAGAAGCAATTGCATATCTTGGTAAATCTACTGGAATAACAACAGCAACAAATACAACTTCACATTCTACAGTTGTTGGACCTCCTTTAAATTTCTTTATATCCCAAGATAGAGGCGGTGGTCCTGGCGGCGGTGGATATAGAAACTTTGTTGGTTCAATTTCACAGATATTAATATATAATAGAGCGTTATCGAATTCTGAAATAACTCAAACATTTAATAACACAAAAGCAACATACGGATTATAATATGAATACATTTGATAAGAACATGGAAAAAATCTTTGATGTAACTCCTGTAGTAGAAGAAAAGAAATCTTTAGTACCAGTTACAAAAGAACCAATAGATGGTATAGACCTTAAAACAGATTTGGTTGATGCCTATGAACAATCTAAAAGTAATCTACAAGATTTGATTGACAACGGCAAAGATGCAATGGAAGAATTACGTCAGATTGCCAGCGCAGGTCAACATCCACGAGCATTTGAAGTATACGCCACATTACTAAAGAATGTGGTAGAAGCAAATGACCGATTACTTAAAACACAAAAAGAAATGCGTGAGATGGATGGTAAAAAAAGAGAAGCTGATACAAAAATTAATAATGCTCTCTTTGTAGGTTCAACAGCTGAATTGAATAGATTTCTCAAAGGTAAAGAATGAATGTTGATTTAAAATTTGGTGAAGCCTATCGTGATAATCCTTTACTTAAAAAGGCAGGTGTCAAGGTAGAGTATACACAAGAACAAGTTGATGAATACATTAAATGTTCTAAAGATCCAATCTATTTTGCCAAGAACTACATTAAGATTGTTAACGTAGATGAAGGTCTAATCAAGTTTAGTATGTGGCCATTTCAAGAAAAAATGCTTGAACTATTTGCCAGAGACAGGTTTGTTATCACTAAATGTCCTCGCCAGGTGGGTAATACAACCACAACTGTGGCCTATATGTTATGGGCAACCATCTTTACTGACACTCAAAACTGTGCTGTATTGGCCAACAAAGGTTCATTAGCAAGAGATATTTTATCTAAGTATCAACTTGCTTATGAAAACTTACCAATGTGGTTGCAACAAGGTGTTCTTACATGGAATAAAGGTAATGTAGAACTTGAGAATGGTTCTAAAATTATTGCCGCTTCTACATCATCATCTGCTATTCGAGGTGGTTCATTTAACATTGTGTTCTTAGACGAATTCGCTTTCGTTCCAAACAATATTGCTGAAGAATTCTTTAACTCTGTTTACCCTGTAATTTCATCAGGTAAAAAGACCAAGATTATTATTGTGTCTACACCGAATGGTATGAATTTGTTCTACAAGTTGTGGATGGATTCATTAAACAAGAAAAATAACTATACCAATTTTGAAATTCATTGGTCTATGGTGCCAGGTCGTGATGAGAAGTGGAAAGAAGAAACAATTCGTAACACATCTGAACGGCAATTCAGTCAAGAGTTTGAAACAGAATTCTTGGGCTCAACAAATACATTGATTTCTGGTTACAAGTTACAACAGTTGGTATATAAAGACCCTATTGCCAACCATGACCTACTCAAAATTTATGAACATCCAATCAAAGAAGGTGTGGATGAATCTAAGTCAGACCATTTATATTGTATCTGTGTAGACGTATCAGAAGGTAAGAATCTAGATAGTTCAGCATTCTCGGTGATTGATATATCTCAGACACCATATAGACAAGTGGCAACTTATAAGAGTTCATCAATCACACCTATACTGTTTCCAACAGTCATCTACAATACGGCTAGATACTATAATGATGCATATGTATTGGTAGAGATTAACAATAATCCACAGGTGGCAGATTCATTACATCAAGATTTTGAATATGAAAATTTGTGGAAGATATTTACAGGTAATAAAAAACCACAACAACTGTCTGCTGGCTTCGCCCGTGGTATTCAGATGGGTCTAAAGATGTCAGTTCAGGTCAAGGCAATTGGTTGTTCCAACCTTAAAACCTTGATTGAAGGTGACAAGTTGGTGATTAATGACTTTGATACCTATTCAGAATTAACCACTTTTGTTCAACAAAAGAATACTTTTAAGGCTGAAGATGGTGCCAATGATGATGCAGTGATGACTTTGGTCATGTTCTCATGGTTAACCACTCAACAATATTTCAAAGAGATTGTCAACCACGATATTCGTAAACAGATTCAGTTGGAAAATATGAATCAAATAGATGATGATGTATTACCGGCACCCATTATTGAAGATGGTTTAGAACATGATTTCGAAATTTGGGGTGGTGATTTGTGGGAAAATGCTCATGGTGGCAATACCTACGCAGGCTTTACAAAGAAGATGATAGATAGGATGTAAATCCGACCTTTCATAAATATCTCCATGGTATAACTGCCAAGAGAAATTATAATAATTCAAGGAGAAAAAAATGGCATTTCAAATCTCTCCAGGTGTAAATGTATCCGAAGTAGACTTAACAACAGTCGTACCTTCTACACTTACAACTGCTGGTGCATTTGCTGGAAGATTCCAATGGGGTCCAGCAAATCAAATCAAACTAATCGATAGTGAAATCACGTTAGCACAAACATTCGGTAAACCAAACTCAAACACAGCAACTTCATTCTTTACTGCCGCTAACTTCTTAGCTTACGGAAATAATTTACAAGTTGTTCGTGCTGTTGGTACCGGTACAGTAAATGCTGATGCAAACACCTCAACAGCAAATATCCAAATTGCCAACGAAGATATATATGAAGCAACATATTTAAATTCTTCTTCTTCTGGTTCTTATGGTCCTTTTGTGTCACGTTATGCTGGTGCTTTAGGTAATTCAATTAAAGTTGAA